ATCTTTACTTGGACCTTGATCCGCAGGCCCTAAATACTTGTGTATGTATAGGTCTGTTCCACCCACAGTGAACATTTCATTGATGGTTCTGTCCAAAAACTTATAGTCTTGGGTCTTTTCTGGACGGTAAAGGCTGAGGCGCGGCATGTTATTTTTCCTGTTCTAATACTATTTAGTCATAAATCCGTTGTCTAAATGACAATTCCAAAAGGTTGTAATTAAATACAGGGTATGCTATAATAGCAGTTCGTTAATAATAGGAGCAAAGCATGTCCCGTAAGTCTAAGAATTCAGATCATGCAATGATCAAAGCACTTAATCCCAAAGACCCTGATACAAAATACACAGGGGAAGAGCCATTTTTTGCGGTACAACCCGATAGTGAATTTCGTACTAGTGCAATGGCTAGGGCGTTCAGTTGGTACACAAGATTCTATGGTCGTAAAGAAGCCAAAGACTTACTAATTCAATATCTAGAACTTAATGACCGTAAGGCAGATGCTAAGGTGATGGCAAAAGCACCTGAAAGTGAGATTTTAGGTACATATGGTTGGCTAGCACGTATGACATTGCGTGGACTACAACTAACTGAGCATGAAGAAATGTCATTGCAAAATGAAATTACTAGGTTAATGACCTGTGTACATAAGCCTGAAACAGTTTTTAAATCTAATCTTACTCCTCAAGAAGTAGAAGTAGAAGTAGAAAAAGAAACTACTAATCGTCCTAATGTGCAAGAAATTATGCGTGAAAAAGCACGTGAGGCAACAGGGGAAATCATTGGACTGTTTGATGATTTTATTCAGGCTGGATTGAAGGGTAGTCTGCCAGGCAAACCCATTGATATTCTGTCAAAGCATAACATTCTTCCACAACATATCCCTATTATTCTTGACGTTTGGAAGAAAGAACTTAATGAATGGTATGAAGTGCAAGAAGGTAAAGACCCACAACTTGTAGAGGGCTACAGTCAGTTCGGCAAGGTACAAGTGAAAAATATGATTAAGGCTATTGAGCAAGTTATTAGTGACCTCAATAGTTATATCAGCATCAAAAAAGCAAGCAAGACACCTCGTAAGCGCAAGCCGGTGCCAGTAGAGAAGATTGTTAGCAAACTCAAGTATCTCAAAGAGTTTAAAGACGCTGCGGCTAAACTTGATTTGGTTAGCGTACATCCAACAAAGCTACATGGTGCAAGTGAAGCATGGGTGTATGATACTGCAAAGCGCAAACTGCATCACTACATTGCCGATCAATACAGTCAGACATTTACTGTAAAAGGTAATACTATCATTGGCTTTGATACAGGCAAGAGTGAGATTAAAACATTACGTAAGCCAGGTGAGCAACTTAAAGAAATTATGGGAAGTAAGCCCGCAGCACGTAAATTCTTTGAGGGTATTAAAGCAACTGCGACTGTACCAAACGGTAGGTTTAACGAAAATATGCTAATACTGAAGGCATTCTAATGAACGAACGAATTAGAGAATTATACTATGAGTGTCAGGATGAAAGTCAAAGCACCGAGCAATGCTATCAAAAGTTCGCCGAGTTGATTGTGAAAGATTGTCTATCCATTGCGAGACTACAGCGAAATAATATGCAATTCCTTGCATCAAACCCACCACAATCTGCTGCGGCATATGATATAGAACGAAATATTATGAATCATTTTGGAGTTGAGGAATGAATATTGATTTAAACAAATACCAACACTTTGTAGAAAAAGTTACTAGTCAACCAAGTAATGATTTGACTACTTTTATGTCAACACTTGATAGACTAGATGCAAACTATGAATTAGATTTAAATGATGGACAAATGAAACATGGTCCTGACGTTAATCTCCCACTACTTATTACAGCATGTATGGGTCTAGCAGCAGAATCAGGTGAGTTCATTGAAATCCCTAAGAAAATTATCTTTCAAGGTAAGGCACTTACTGATGAAAACGTCCATCACATGAAACGTGAACTAGGTGATATCATGTGGTACTGGGTAAATGCCTGTAGGGCACTTCAGTTAGACCCAAATGAAGTCATTGCTGAGAATGTCAGAAAGCTAGAATCAAGATATCCAGGTGGTAGCTTTGATGCATACTACAGTGAGAACAGAAAAGATAATGATCTTTAATTAACCCTTCCCCAGATAAATATAGTATCTGGGGAATTTTTATGCCAATATCACAAAGTTTACAGCAATTAAAAGACGAATTATTTAAAAACTTACGTTATCGTTTGGGTGACGGAATAGTAGATGTAGAACTGGATCCTGAACACTACGAAGCAGCCTATCAATATGCAATTAAAGTTTATCGTCAACGTGCGCAGAACGCTACGATAGAGTCCTATACTCTATTTGAAATACATAAAAATACAAACGTTTATACTTTACCGGATGAGTTTATCAATGTTAGACAGTTGTTTCGTAGAACTGTTGGACTTGAGACAGGTCCATCTTCTAGTAGCTTTGATCCTTTTAGTAGTGCTATATTAAACACATACCTACTTAACTACAATTATGCAGGTGGTTTAGCAACATACGATTTTTATGCAGGATATATAGAATTAGCAGCACGTATGTTCGGTGGATATGTAATTTACACATTTAACCCTGTAACTAAAGAATTACGTATCGTGCGTGATCCAAAAGGTTCAGGTGAAAAAGTTTTAATTTGGGCTGACATTCAAAGACCTGAGATAGAACTATTGCAAGATCCGGGAGCAGGAGTTTGGATTGGTGATTGGACACTTGCGCAGTTAAAGAGTATCTTAGGTGAAGCACGTGAAAAGTTTGCAAGCATTGCAGGACCAGCTGGTGGCACAACATTAAATGGTACTGCTCTCAAAGCAGAAGCAAAAGCGTCACAAGATCAACTTATTGAGGATTTGCGTAGATACGTAGATTATAGCCAACCGTTAACTTGGATACAAGGTTAACCTTTAACTTATGAAATATTTCTTTATTGTAATATAATATGTTACAAGGAGATAAAATGCTAGTAAGCGTTACTGGATTCATCGGATCAGGCAAAGATACTATTGCCGACTACCTCATCACAGAACACGGATTCAAAAAAGAAAGTTGGGCTGGCAGTCTTAAAGACGCAGTATCACACATCTTTGGTTGGGAACGTGAATTACTTGAAGGCACTACAAAATATAGCCGTGAATGGCGTGAACAAGTTGATCTTTGGTGGAGTGAGCGATTAGGAATTGAGAAACTTAGTCCACGCTGGGTCTTACAACAGTGGGGAACTGAAGTAGGCCGTCAAAGCTTTCATAACGATATTTGGATAGCAAGTTTAGAAAATAAATTGCGTCAAAGTAGGGATGATATTGTTATTACTGACACACGTTTTGCTAATGAAATGGAAGCTATTAAAAGACTTGGTGGCATAACAATTAGAGTACATCGTGGACCTAAACCTGACTGGTATGATGATGCTATATCAGTTAATAAAGGACCTAGGCATATTGGTTGGTCACTAAGCAAAGATAGACTTGGGAAATTAGGAATACACCCTAGCGAATATAGCAGTGTAGGACTAGATTTTGATCATGAAATACATAATGACAGCACAATTGACGATTTATTTGACTGTGTTAAACACATGCTCAATTTGCCTTAATCGACTTCTAAATCCCCACGTTTCCAAATAGTTTCTCTACGTTTGACTATTTCCACACAATTTAAACATACTGTACGTAGATTAAATAGGTCTACGTTGTTTAAATTTCCGTCAATGTGAAATACTAATAACTGACTATCGTAGAGTTTTTTAAACCCGCATATATCACATGTGGGTTTTTTCTTGTACCCTACTAGCTTCCATTTGGGCTGCTGCGGAGTTAGCTTTTTATTCTTTCTCCTGCATTCCTCACACTTGCTTCTGTAATGTCTGACACCATCCCTGTAATAATTTGCAGCACATGGGTTTTTATTACAAACTTTACAAATAGGTCTTTTCATATTCTTATTTATAGCCAACTCTTCCCAAAGAGTTCACAGAACCGTAAATTCTAGAAAATTTAATAAATATAATTATACTAGGGAGTTAACCCTCAAAATCATAACATTAAAGGAAATATAAAATGGCTCTAACATCACCAGGCGTAGAAGTAACAATTATTGATGAAAGTAACTACGCACCAGCCCAAACAAATTCAGTTCCATTCGTGCTACTCGCTACCGCTCAAAATAAAGCGAATGCTGCAGGAACAGGAGTAGCCCCAGGCACAATCGCAGCTAATGCTAACAAAGTATACAAAGTAACCAGTCAGCGTGATTTGGTTTCTTTATATGGTAATCCATTCTTCTATAAGACAACTAATGGAACACCTATTCAGGGATATGAATTAAACGAATATGGTTTACTTGCAGCTTACTCAACGCTAGGTGTTACTAATGGTATTTGGGTTTTACGTGCAGATATTGATTTAGCTAGTTTAGTTGGTACTCTTACTCGTCCTAGAGGTAATCCTGTTGATGGTACATACTGGTTAGATACTACGACTACGAATTGGGGGATTTATGAGTTTAACAAATCTACTGGTAAATTTACACAACAAACTCCTATCGTAATTGTAAATTCAAGTGACATTGCAGGCGGATATCCACTACAAAGCATAGGAAATATCGGAAGTTATGCAGTTAATGCAATTTATACTACTTCTGTGAATCCATATGCTCAAAGTACGTTCTTTTACAAGAATCAATATAATGCTTGGGTAAAATTAGGAACTACTGAATGGGCTAAAACTGTTCCTGCAGTAACCGGCACTGTGTCTAATCCAGTACTAGCAGCAGGTTCAACCTTTACTATAACTTCATCAGGTGGCACACAAATGCCTTATGATGTATCCATTTCTGTTCCTGCTGCTCCTAATAATACTGTAGAAGGTGTAAGTGTAGAAATAAACAATTTAAATATTCCAGAACTTACAGCAGATGTAAGAAGTGGCAGACTCAATGTTTATTATGCTCCTAATATAGGTGATGTTCCGAATGCCACTTCATTTATAACTTTCGCATCAGGAACAACTGTACTTGATGATATGGGAATCAGTACAACCGCTCAATTTTATCCTCCTGAAATGGTGGCAGGTACTTCTGCTCAGAT